TGAATTAATACTAACTAGATAATTGGAGTTATAAGACCAATTGCAATCTTAGGCGCTTTTGATGGCTCTTTACCTGAAAAAACAAGTTCATTACCATTAAAATCTTCCATCGCTTGACCTGAAGTCCTATTCTCTAGCATTTTCATACCATTTGTAAGACCTAATACCTCGTATGTCCCGTCTTGCAATGCAGCGATTAAAGTAACTCTTCCTTGACCCATTGCTTCAAGTGCAACTATATCGCTAGCAGTATTACCCGCTAATTTCATTGTTGCAGATTGTTCACGAGCATAGGAAGCGTTTTCACGAGATCCGATAGCTTGATCATTAAAGAAACTTTGTTGCATATCCAAAGTGATTGGATAAAATTTCTTAGTTGCTACCATCGTGATTGCAGTAATAGCACCAGCCACTACTGTTTTAGATGCAATATTAACAGTGCTTGCTACGTACCATTGTTTGACACCAGCTTGCGAATCACAAACACCGTTATTACTGAATCCTGAAACTACTTCACACGCCATTATTTTTTAAGTTTTACGATGTACTGTGGAAAAACATAAGTTACACCCAATCTGAATGAAGCTTCAGCTTTCAACTCTTCAGTATAATCGTTGTATTTAACATCGAATGATTGATCTTCAGGAGAATCTACACCAAGGAAAACATAAGAAGGAGCGAACGCATAAATTAAATTCAAACCATTTAATTGCGGTACTGTTTGCACATAAATGTTTGTTAAAGGCAATAAGAATTTTAAAGACCCTCCGATATTTTCAGGTGTGATTTGAGTGTAAGGATTAGCAGCATTGTATTGAGCTAAAATGTTTAAAGCTTCAGTACGTCCAGTGAAAATTACAACCTCTTTACCTGAATCCAATAAATCAGCAGGGATAGCTTTGTAAACCTCAACCGCAGCAGAATAAGCATTAGTTGAATCTACTGTTGCATAAGTAGTAGTTGTTTTCAAAATTGCAGCATCATCTAAAAACTGTTTGTTCAATCCAGCGAAATGCACTAAATCAGGATTACCAGAAGCAAGAAGCCCTAACCATACTAAATCTTGAGCTTTCTTTTGTGACATCTTTAATAAATAAGACATTACAATAACCTCTAAATCAGCAGGCAATTGACCGTTTTGCATTTTCATTCCCAAAGTGTTCAATACTTGGTACATTGTAGAGTTCAATGACTCATTGCAAAATGTAACACCTTGATACAAAGGAACTGTTGACAAATTCTTTTTAGTCAAAACAACCGATCCATCAGGTGAAGGAGTACAAGCCGCTTTTGCTTTCAAAGGTACACTCATTGATAAAAGAGCTATTTCTCTAGTTCCTTTCAATCCTGATTCCAAAGAAAGCATAGATAAAAAATCAGAGTTAGCAATTAAATCACTTTCGATGTTTGGTAACGTGTTATCAGTCCAAGCCGCCAAGCCAGCAACGTTGATACCGAATTTTTCTTTTAATGTTTTTTCAAATTTTCCCATTGTTATTTATTTTTTAAAATTTCAGAAATAGACAAAGCCTTTTCTTCAGTTACTTTTTTTGATTCGTTTTTAAATTTACTTTCTTTGATTTCTTTCAAAGTTTTTAGTTCGTTTTCCAAAGCTGTAAAGCGAGCGTTTATATCTTCTAAAGACACTTTCAACACTTCAGCAACTTGGCTCATAACCTCTTCTGTTGTGTTTGTTTCTTCAGCCATTGGCTCCTCAATAACATCTTCAATTGAAAGGATTGCTCCCAACTCATCAAGTTCAATCATTTTAATAACTCCCTCTACATCCACTTGGTGTGGACCAGCAGGAGCAGGCATCATTGTACCATCTTCAGCACTTACTGTTAAAAGTGTTCCTACTACGAAATCACCCTCGTAGCTTAAAACAACACCGTCAACAGTACTCACCTCTGAAAATACAATTTCGATTTTTTCATCTTCAGACGAAAACCCCATCAATTCCCAAATTGTTTTTTTCATATTTATTTATTTTTTTTTAGTTGCAATTCTTTTTTTTCAAACCACCCCTCAACAGAGAAGCCATTGAACTCACCTTTTTTTATTTTAGACCAAATGGCAGGGCTATCTACTTTGTACGCTGCAAGCCATGAGCCTATATTTATATTTTGTTTTTTAAAAGCTTCAGGTAATAAATTTAAATCAGTAAGGATATAAGATTTAATCATTCGCACACCTTTAACCTCTTTGTTATGTTCTGCATTCACATTGTCCTTAAATCCTAGTTTGTGGAATTTAGTTCTTATCTGTGAAATTGTTTCAGGTTTAAAAACTACATAATGATCATAAGGGTTATTTCTGAATATTGGCAAATTAGCCGCCATCATAACACCAAAGACTATTTTCTTTTCTTCATTGAAATAGTACCTTTTTTCATCCTTATTAAAAGCTATGAAGTTTTTTTGGTGAGCAGGGTATTCAACTAGCGAGTTGAAGTCAACACCGCTTTCTTTACTATCGTCTATTATCAATTCGTAGAATGGTAACATAAATCCAAAGTTAATAATAAAATTTTTAATATAAACAAATTTATTTTTATTTTTTTTTATCCAATAATTGTACTCACCGCTTTTACCTTCGTTGTTTGTTGCTGTTGCTTAGTAATATCGGAATCTAAAACCACTACTTTAATAACATTTTGCGAAGTTTGGTCTGTTGAATTATTGTCAGTAATTGCATTGTTTGCACCGCCAACGCCTTTTGTTGTTGGTATTGATGGAGCTGAAACACTAGGCCCCGCTTTTAAAATGCTTTTCGCTTTTCCGACTGCGTTTAAAATTGCACTCACCTGTGAAGCATAGAATAAAGGAAAAGCAAAAGCCGCTCCTGGCCCCGTTGCCGCTGCTGATTGTTGTGCAATAGCCAACCCTTTGACGTATGCCGTAGCAGTATTAACCGCAAGTTCAGCAATTGCGAAGGCTTTTTGTGCGGCTATGTTTTTTTCAAACAGTCCAGAAATAGCCCCAAAGATATTACCTATACTATTAGCAATTTCTAATTTTGCATCAAACAAAGCTTGATCTATTTGTATTTGCCTATTCTTTGACTCTTCATTAATTGCCTCTAGATTAATGGCGTGTTGTGCACCTATTGCAATAAGTTCAGCATTGTTACCAATTGCAGCCGCTTTCTTTTGTTCAAAGTCCAAAGTTTCAAGCTCTAGTTTTTTAGCTTGTGTATCCTGAAAGTTTTGTTCTAGTATTCGAATATCGTTTTCAATTTGTGTTTTTGCAATTGCATTTAATGCAGCAGTTTTTTTGTCATTTGTTTCTTTGTCTTTTGCTTCATTTTCCTTTTTGATTTTATCAGTTAAAGCTTGTTGATCAATGCCCTGTTGAATCTTTAATTGCTTTTCAAGTTCTATAAATTCTTTTTTTGCACCGTACTGAGTTTTTAAATCTTCAAGTTCCCTTTTGTGTTTTTCTTTTAAAATAAGTTGCTCCCTTAAATTAGCATCAACTACATTAGCCAGAGTTAAATCAATAACTTTTCGTTCTAGTTCTAGTTGGTCTTTTGCATTCTGTTCGTTTGCCGCTTTCTTTTCTTTTTTCGCTTGTTCATTTTGTTTTGCACTTGCATCATTTTGAGCTTTCAACCCTTTTGCATTATCCTTTGTAGCATCAGTATTTTCTTTTTCTCTTGCTGCTTTTTCTTGAGCAGTCTCATTTGTAATAAGTTTAGCATTTATATTTAAAGCATTGTCTGCTCTTTTATTTAAAATGTCTGCTTCTGCTTTTGATGTTCTGCTTAATAAAATTAATCTTTGGTATTCTAAACCTTCCTCACTTACAAATGTAGAGTTCAAGATTTCAAGTTCAGTTTTGCCTTTTAATTGTTTTCTTAGCGTATCATTTTTATCTAAAATCTCATTAGCCTTTGAAGCTGCGTATTTTGATTTTTCATTTTTCATTTGTGATTCTGTAATGAATAACTCAATCTTTGCTTCATTGATTTTCATTAGTATTCTATTTTTAGCACCAGCCACATAATCCTTTTGCTGAATATTTACTTGTTTCAAAAAAAGATTTTCATTACTAAGGTTTTGAAGAGTAGTGCCATACTGTTCGTTTATCTTTTTAATTGCGATTGCTCTATCTTCACTCCCCGTTTTTAATTTTTTAAGTGCTTCAATCTGTGAGTTAAATGTTTTAATTTCTATCTCACCATTAGCTCTTGTTCTTGACATTGTATCATTAAGCCCTTTTTGACTTTCATCTGTTTCTTTTGTTTTACTAGAAAAAGCAAATAAAGCACCTGCTGCTAATGTTAATAATCCAACTAATATCAATATTGGATTAGCATTCATAGCTGCATTTAAAAGTCTTTGTGTAACTGTAGCCGTACCATTAGCAACTGCTTGAGCTGCTGTAGCAGATGATAAACCTGTAAAGGCTTTTATTACCACGTTTCTAATAGATGAAGCAAGGTCTATTAAATCGTTCTTCATCTCTTTAAATTGGCTTAAACCTTGAGTTAATGCCATCGCACTTTGAACTTTCAATAAAGCCTCTTGAGTCTTTTTACTTTCACTCCCAAACAACCCTTGAGCAGCGGTTACTATCTGAAAGCCATTCGCTGCAGCTTGCGCACCCCTTACAAATTTACCAAATGACTTCTCAGGATCGGCGTCCGATATTGCATCGCCAACGTCACGCATAGCCATCTTGATCTCACCAGCTCTATTGGCAGCAACTTTAAAGGCTTCACTCGCAGGATCTAAATTTTGAAGCTGAATATTTAATTTCTTTAATTCAGTACGTAGATTTGTAAATGACTTGCCAGCATTCTCCCCTTCAGTTTTTAAACCCTTAACACTATCCCCTACTTTTTTAACATCAGTAGCGGCGTTGTTAGTGTTAACCTTTACATCAAATATTATAGTCTCCATTTCTTAAAGTTGGTTAATGGTAAATTGTGCGGAAGGTGTGGATGGTGAAGGGCTTGAAGCGGTGTAAGTAGCCAACGATACAAGTGTGTTTGATACGCTAAAAAATACCTCAAAATAATCAGTCGCAATACCTTGTATTAAAAAGTTCTTTGTAAAAATAGTATGACCATGTACACCTCCATGCGTTGCAGGAATGCTA